TCACATACCTACTTACTTACATACATATATGTATGTAGTATGTATAAACACGCCACTAATAGGGGGCCTTTAGAAAATAACTATGAATTCCCAGGTTTCTATAGGTTTATTCTATTAACCATACTGTAAACACAGGGATTGTCGTAGCACCTAACAGTGTCACTAGGGCTATAAGTGTGAAATCAAGGATCATCTTCTTCCTTTCAGCCTTCTTACGGGCTAATTGCATACGTTTTTCACGTATGATCCTACGGTTTCTCAACATGTCCTGATAGAAGGACTCACCTGCACCGTGGTACATGATGATCTCCCTGAGTTGCTTCTCCTGCTCTTGTAGCTTGTACTTGGCGGCAGTGATCTGCAATGCTTGAGCCTCTACTGAGCCTCCTGCAAGTAGCTTGGCGGCTAGTGAGGGGTTCTTAGCAGCTATCTCTGCCTCTTGTATCTGTTCTTTAGCGTCAAAGAATGCACCGATGCGGTCAGTCAAGTCCATTACATCGTGACCTGCGTTAACCGCCTTGGTGATGAATTGGACACTAGAGTGTGCGGCTTTTATTGCCATTGCTATTTCAATCATAATGTCCTCGTTAGAATGCAGTAAGGGCTGTTGGTCTACCCTTGTTGCCTATATTGAATCCACCAATGAACTTGTCGAGTTCTGCACGTAGGACTTCATCCTTGCGCTCGTTCATCATTAAGTTAACATCAGCGGCCATTTGATCGACAAAGTACTTACAGCCCATAGCGAGTACATCTAACCTATCGTCATGCGCTAGGGAGCCTCTATCTCTAGTGATCCTAGACAGTTGGTAGGTGAGCATGTAGCGTTGGGCTTGTTCTGCTGGGTACTTCTGAACACTATCGTAATCCTGCTGGACAACCTTGGGGTCTATAATGATCCGGTGTTGGTTGAACAGAGGTTCTAGTGTGTCGATGATACGTAATTCTTTCTGCTTGCTGTGGCGTACCTCTTCGATGGTAACAGAGTACGTCTGGTTGAGTATGGGCTTCAGTAGTTCTGTAAACATACCGTCACCAAAGTTACTCTCGATCAGCACCATGTTGACAGAGTGTTCTTTAGCCTTCTTTGCAAGATGCTCTAGTGCGGGGGTGGAGTAACCACCGTCAACGCCAGCACACTCGACAACGTACAAGTAACCGTTAAGCATCTTAATGACTGCATAAGCGGTTTCATCCGAACCTCTACCTGACGGGTCAATGACCAACAGGGAACCTGTGTAGTCAACGTAGTCTCCTACAACAGCTTCTGGGGCGTAGTACTTGTCACCCGCTAGGCCAACATTAGGGAGGTCTTTAATCTCCTTCATAATGCCATACACGAGTTTCTCTGGGGCTTTCTTAGCGTCACATGACATGATCATAAGATCACTTAGCTTCAGTGGGTATTTGTTAAGGTCACTGAGGCTGGTGTCCAGCATAAACTGTAAAGCAAAGCCTGATTTACCGTAGCTGAGTTCCCGTTCTAACAGGTCATCAGCATCAAACCTCTTAGGGTCTACTGGTTGGTCGTCTAACGGCTTGTCACTAAAGGACATCTTATCGTATAGCAGAGGTGCCAAACGACTCCCATACGCCTTCTCAGCGCGTTCTGCGGTGGGGAAACGTGCGGGCCATACTCGCATCTTATAACCACGCTCTGTGAGTGTATTATAAAGACTCATTTCGCACTGTGGTGTGCCAAGGTAAAGTATCTTACCCTCTGGCTTGAGTACTGCATCGAATTCCTTAACAGCTTCTGCAAGACGCTCTCGCATCATGTGGGTCATGCTGTTGTTTGGTACTTCAACGTCATCCGCAATGATAATGTCTGCACGAGAACCTGTAAGCTGTCCGGTGATACCGACAGACTTAACACTAGCGGAACCTGATGCCTTGGCAGGGCCAACATCGAATGCAATCTTAGACCACCGCTGGTGATCTTTAGCGATCAGGTGGCTACACATTGGTAGTTCCATAATCAGACGTTGAGTGAATGTGGAGAAGTCATCTGCACGAGCCTTTGATGCGGAGACAACCATAAACTTAATCTCAGGATCAAGCAGTAGCTTCCACACTACAAAGGCGGCAGTGATGTAACTCTTACCAACTCCACGGAATGCCTCAATGATTGCTCGTCTAGGAGCATTCTGGAGATACTCGGCCATGTCGTATTGTACTTCTGTCGGGTCTGGTAGTGCCAGATGCTTCCATACAATAAACAGGAAGTTCCTGAAGTCGTGTAACTCTTGAGGCAGTTGTGGGTTAGCCATTTCGACTCCTATTTCTTTTCTTAGACATAATGCGTAAGTTACTAGAGGCATTATTCTGTGGGTTACGATCTACGTGATCAACGTCTCTACCTTGTACAGCGGCTGCGCCCATCTTACGGATCACTTTACGCCTTGCACGTTTTCGTGCGGCATTCCGTAAGCGTTGTTCAGGTTGCTTGTGGTAGTTGTCATATTCTTTGCGGTAATCTCTAGCCATCTTTTTGTCCTACTATCTTCGGTTGGAACGGAAGAGCCTCTAACAAGTTACCCATTGCAGTATCTGCTTGGATAATGTCGAGACTAGCGTTGTTGTCCTTGAGGAACTTAGCGGCAACAGCTAACTCTGATGCAGTAGCTTCACCTGACTTAACTCTTACGAGTAGGTCTTTGGCAAGTGCGTCATGCAACGTGTCGATAATTTCACGATCTGTAGACATATTAACCCCTCCATTTTGTTCTGTTAGCCCAGTAAGCGGCTGATGATTTACCTTTAGCAATGTTCTTACCGTGACGGCTTCTAAAAGCCTTACGTTGCTTGGCACTTCTGTTTGTCTCAGCACCTTGCTCACCAAAGCGGATAATCTTTAACTTACCGCCAACTCGTGTCTTAACGACATGAGATTTATTTTTGTGACTGGGGGTGGCTCTAGGTGTGTCTACCTTGAGGCTGTCTTTATTTAACTTAGCCATTATTACTCCTTAGTAACACCAAAGCATTGCTTCGGTATCTCTGATGTCCACATGGACAAATGTTTTAGCTACACCTACGGAGAAACCCAGAGACGTTGCAAACTTAACGATCTTCATACGCTGTGAGCCTCCAGACACTTTAATGTCAGCGGCAATCCCTTTGGTATGTGTACCGCCACCATTGGGTTTATGTCGCTCCGCACTGTGGGTGGGATCACGATAGCCGCTAGTTACGATAAACGGGAAGCCACATACTTCTCTTAGGGTATCTAGTTTATGTATGAACTCGTCTTTGATCTCGTTGTTGCCTGTCTCCATGCAACGGAAGTCATCTTTGTCAAAGTATATGAAGTCTGTCATTTGTCTCTTTGCACTCCTTTAACTTTTTCTGTGGTTCTCATGGCACCTAGACCTAGCATACCAAGCAGTACTGGCATCATTTGACTTAGATCAAGGATTGGGACAGTGATCGCAGACCCAAAAAGAGCCAACGTGAAATTTGCCATTGGTATAACCAAGAAGTTACTCGCCATACCAAGTACAGCCACCCACCCAACAGCGGGTCGCCAGCCAGAAACAAAGAGCGACTTATGTGCCGCCTCCGTCTTATTAACATCAAGTTGAGCCTTCGCAAGTTCCTGCGCGTGTCTCTCAGCCATCGTACTGAGTTCAAATGCAATGGCATTCTTCTTATCTTTATCCTCTATGAATTTGTCAAGAAGGCCCGATACAGGGCCTATTAGTGATTGTAACATTATTGTCTCCTATTCTCGGAACATATAAGCGACTGCCGAAGCTATAGCAGCTACGACTAACCATACGAACCTTTCAAGTACGTTTCTGGATGATGTGTTTTCGTTTACCTTTTCGGTCAAGGCTTCTGTATGCTGCTCTTGATCGTCAAGTCTATACTCATGTCTGTCAACACGCTGGTTAACTGCATCCATTCGTTCTTCCAGACGCGCTAGGGTGGCGACTACCTCCACTAGCTTGTCTATTTTGTTTTCGATTCTATCGAGGCGTTTAAGATCATCCATGTTCATCCTAGACCTCGTTAGGTAAGTTATAACGAGCGTATGCTTTGACAGGGCCGTACTCTAAAGTCTGCCTGTTAAACACAAAGCCCCAACACCAAACTACATCACAGTCAGTATGGGTAGTAGTCGGTAGTGGATAGGCTAAACCTTTATCTTCACAGAACTGTCTAATTAGTTTAGGCGTTCCATAAGCATAATAATCTACTAAGTCATTTAAAGTCCCATCTTGGTGATGCGTCTGAGCGTAGAAGTTACGTGCATTCTGAGGCAGTTCAGGGGTATCGCCATCATAATTCTTGAAAACTACCTTTAACATAACCTCTTCAGTTTCGAGGTCGAACTTTAAACCGTACCATTCGTATAGGTTATCCATTAGATAGGATGTACCAAATCTTAATAGCAACTCTTCACTGGGTTTAACACCAAAATTGTAAAAGCTAATACCAGTGTTGGTATAAGGTTCTCTATAAGCAGTGTAGCGGCCAAGAATATTGTACTCCCATCTCAGCCAATTATCATAGTCTGGGAAGGTTTCTTGTAATTGTTCAACCAAAGCAACAGCTTCAGATATACCAGTTGAGTAATCTTGCCTTACTATTTGTTTATCGCAGTAGACATCATCTCGACACTGGCCTTTAAAAAAGTTAGCCAAACAGGCACTTAAAAGTGCGTCATCTAATGAAAGCTGAATTTCATCTTCACTTAACGCGCCTTTAGGCACTTCAATGTACACACTACCTCTGGTTAAAGTAGCGTATGTCTCAGAGGCATCCAAGTCATTTACTTTAGTTGTATAATCTCTGCTAATCATGTGAACACCACCGATTTTGTTGCGCCTATCGTTGTACCGAAGGGGTTAGTATTTGCACTATACCAATACCATTGAGAAATGCCATTAACAGTGCTGGTTGAGAAAGTAGCAGCACTCCTTGCATAAGCTACTCCGTTAATAGTCATGGTGGTAAACCCGCTGTTTGTTATTGTAGCAGTGCCTGTACGTATTAGAAATCTAACGTTGTTGCTGTAGCTGTCCCAATGTAAGTCACCAATACTAGCGTTATTTTTAATATTAAAAGTACCGTCTGAGATAGAACCTGCGGTATGTGGCCGAATTGTCCCTAATATGTCACCAGCAGTTAGTCCGTATCCTCCGGGGGTATACTGAGAAGATGCTAGGTAACCCACAGTTACAGTTTGAGTTTCTATTGCCGCAGACTTTCCTCGTAAGTGGCCTAAACCAACGCTTACGCTTCCAGTCCGTTGTGCCAATGCTCTAACATTGTTTTGACCAAGGCTTATAGTTGGTGTGTGAACACCTGACGTTCCTAAGAGAAGTTCTTTAGCAACACTACGTCCAGTGGTGTTACCCGCTAGACGTATTAATCCTGATGATTGTAGGGCCATTACGAACCTCCTTTAAGTTGTTCAACCTCTGCTTTAAGTTCCTTAATGGACTCCACTAACAAGGCGATCACTGCGTTGTAATCTACAGTCTTAGTACCATCCTCTGCCTCAGAGACAGCTTCAGGTAGTACAACCTCAACCTCTTGAGCAATGACACCTGCGTAGCGTCTCTCAGGGTCTTTGTCGAGTAAGTCATTACGCTGGTAAGTGTTACCACTAAGGGTGCTTACTTTCTCTAAGGCACCTTCGATTGGTTGGATGTCATCTTTCAATCGTTTGTCAGAATAAGCAGTGACGTTACCTGTCGCTGTGAAGTGACCTGCATCATCAAAGGTAAAGCGGGTTGTACCTCCATCACGGATGTACATATTATTACCGCCAGCTTCTAAGTCGATATAGAAATGACTCCCACTAAAGAACAACTCAACGTCAGAACCATTACCAAAGAATAGTTTCTTACTATCGTTAAACCTGAAGTTACCATCAGCCTGTGCAGACCAACCATTGTGGGTCATAGCGTTACCACGCAAGAGTATCGTATCCCCAGATGTATTACCTAAATAAGTATTAGTAGCATAGATGTAGCAGTTATCTACGCTTGATTGAATATAGAAGTCACCACCTGCATAGGCTGTGCGAGTACCACTGTCATTGAAGAAGTAGCCAGTAGAGCCGTCAGCGGCAGAGTAAAGCCTGTTACCTCTTAGGTAATTAGCTGACAATACCGCAGAGGATGTATCATTTACATCAGAGCGTAAGAATTGTGAACTGTCGATACCATCGAGCGTTCCTGCGTCATAAGACGTTGAACCTGTAGCACCTTGTGGCCCTGCGGCTCCCTGTGGCCCTGTGGCACCAGTAGCACCATCATTACCATCTGCACCTTGCGCTCCGGTAGGGCCTGTTAGCCCTTGGGGGCCTGTTGGCCCTGCGGCTCCAGCGGCTCCTTGCGCTCCAGTGGCTCCGTCATTACCTGCGGGGCCTTGTGACCCTGTAGGCCCTGCGGCTCCGGTAGTACCTTGTGGCCCTGTAGCGCCCGTTGCACCGTCAGAGCCGTCAGCCCCGTCAGCACCGTCTGCGCCTTTAGCGGCTATCTTCTGCCAGTGTGTTGTATTGGTAGGGGCAGTCCCTGCTGTGGTAGCTTGAATACATACATAACTTTCACCACTGAAAAGAACTGTATCTAGCACTGTGTAAGCTGTGCTTGCGCTGTACGTACCTTCAAAGGATTGACGTACTTTACCTATATTAATTGTTCCCATAATTTTTATACCGTTGTTACTGTTAATTCGCCAGAAGAGTTAATGCTAAAATCGTTATCATCAGCATCACCGTAATATTCCATTTGTAGTATTCCTGCACTGGTCACTTGCATTCTACCAAACGCCAAGCCTAAAGGAGTTGCGCCCATGTTACCTTGCGCTCCTGTGGGGCCTTGGTTGCCTGTTGGCCCTTGTGATCCCACTGGCCCTTGAGGGCCTGTATTACCTGTGGGGCCTGTAAGACCTGTAAGACCTTGAGAGCCTGTTGGCCCTTGCGCTCCTACAACACCTTGCAACCCTGTAGGCCCAGCAGGGCCTGTAGCACCATCATCACCTTTCGGGCCTGTTGGCCCAGTGGGGCCTGTTGGCCCTGCGGCTCCTGTGGGGCCTGTAGAACCTATTGAACCTGTAGCACCTGTAGGGCCTGTTGGCCCTTGAGGGCCTTCGGGAATACTGAACGTAGCAATGCCAGTAGCGGCATCGTATGATACCGAACCAGCTACGTTCTGTTGTATACCTACGTAGACAATCGACAGATTAGTTAATTGGTCTTTGATTGTCTGTGCATCTATTACAGCTTGGTTAGCGGCTGCTAAAGTAGAAGCAGCGGCTGTGTTAACCCACTGCTTGTTGGTGGCGTCTGTATTATCAACCGGATCAGCAACATTAATGATGCGCTTGTTTAAAGCATCTAAATTACCTTGATAGTTTTGCTTGAGGGCTAGATCAACATTATCTTTGATCTCTTGAACAGCATTAAAGACTTGCTGTGCAGAGGTGTCTAAGTCTATCTCCCTAATCATCGAACCAGCTTGGAAGTCCACCGCCCGTGTTGCGAGGTCTGTTACCCTAACGATCTTAATGATGTCACCAAATAAAGGGTAGTAACCTACAAAAGCAATATGGACTGTGCTTACAGTCAGTTCCGCTGCTGGTACTTGTACTCCGTTTCTAAAGACAACAATCTCACTGGTAGACAGTACAGGGAATGTAACTGCAAATGATTGTGTTGTGGCATCTGCTGTATATTGTACAAAGCTATTAGCCATTAGTTACCTCCTGTTAAAACTCTATTGAGTTGTAGTTGATTAGATAGTTTCTCGCTGTCAAAGATTGGGTGATCTTCACCTAAAATCCTCCGCACTTGAATACGAGCAGCTTGTCGATAGGCACTTATCACCTGATCTAAAGCAGCGATCCGTTGACCTTCTATTTCTTTTGCGCCTGTGCGTCTGGTTGGATCAGTAAAACTGTTGACATACATATTAGTATTCATTTGTGCCTCTAGGGCCTCAACTAAAGTCTTACCACCTAGCTTCACTGTACCTACAGTTTCCTGAAGTAAATCATACACACTACGATTGGTAACATCATCGACATCAAACTCCGTCAGGACTTGATTACCTAACGTACTTGATTTCTTACTAACATTACCAACGCTCATGCCCAGTCGATCCATTTCTCTAAGCACATTCTTCTCTTGCTCATTACCGTTCACTTCGTGATGTGGTAAACCAGAGACGGCTAAGATCATGTCATCTTTAATTAACGGCTGTCCAAAGATAGCATCACGTTTGACATCAGCACTTTGATGGAACCCACGAGTGAGTAAGCTAAGTGCGTGTGGTCGAGCGTTGATTGCATCTTCAATCTTTTTAATCTCAGGTATCATGTTCTCGTTACCAGAGTAGATTTCCTCATACAGTCTGTAGTAAGGCATGAAAGCCGCTAGAGTTTTAGCAGCGTATGCTTCACCTTTAGTAGCCATCCCTTTAGTATTGGGATCACCTAGCGTATCAAACAGTTGTGAGACACCTGTTAAAGACGGCATGGAGATAAGGCTTCGGGCCGTACCTACGGCTAACTCAGCGTATAACTCTTTTTGAGACTGCTCGTCTTGATACTTAAATGTGTCGTGAACAATACCCATTGTCAGCATAAAGCGACTGAAGGGATCGTAACGTCTGATGGAAGTACTGCTGCCATCTTCGTGAACGATAGAGTGTGGTAACACATCGTTACCCATTGCTACGTTCTTACGTCCTCTGTCTTGCGCTCCTGCACCAGTCAACATACCACCAGCGGCCATACCTGCGGCCATAGCCCACATCGCAGTTCCCATAGCTAATGCTGCTTCGGCAGTTCCCCGTTGTGCGGGAGTACCGTTTAGCATTTCTCTGATCTCTTTAGATGCTACTTGTAATATTGGAGTCCGTTCACCTACAAAAGAAAGTAGGTTAGCGGGAGTACGAATGAAGGGTACAACAATAGTCAACACTGGGAACTTTGAACGGACAGTTGCGGATGCACTGCCGATTGAACCAAACATGTCTGCCTTGTAGTCATTCTGGAAGGTAGCACGTTCTGCATTGTCCATCGCTTCTCTGATGTCCTTGTTACGGCTGAGTTTACGCCCTGCCGCTACATCATCCATGTGTGACTTCACGAGTATATCTGTATCTGCTTTTGCTTTCTTTACTGCGTCAGAGAACGTAGCGCCTTCATCAAGATTTTTCATTATGAATTTAGATTCCATGTGACCACGGAACGCCATTGACTTTACTAACTCATCTGTACCGAACATAACCCTGCGGCCCACTAGACGGTTCATGTTACCAGCGGCATTAGCGACATGATCTAAAAGACCTTCGCCTTCTTTCGCCATACCTGCAAAACCTTCACTCAGTTTGTAATCACGCCCTAAGTGTGTTTCGGAGACATCTTCTAGTGTGTCAGAGAAAGCCCGTTGTGACATTATCGTCTTGGACTCAGCCATAGCGTTCTTAGCATTCTGTAATGCAAAGCCAATGTTAGACCAGCTTTGGTACAGTTCAACCATACCTTCTTTTGCTTGACGAGTGTTTAGACGCATCACACCACCAGCAGATTTTTCTATACTGCGGTAACTCATGTGCATCATCGAGGATACCAAGTTAACCGCCATTGTACTTCCTGCGGTCAGGATGTTGTGTACAAAGTATTCGTTGATCACTTTAGTAACTTTAGTAGCTTTAGACAGAGGACGTTCACTAATGGCTTTCACCAGTTGCCTAACTTCCTCACCGTCTTTTGCTTTCAATACGCCTTCCATCAACTCTAGTTGTTGCTTGGCTGTCATACGGCTACGGTTCTTTTGCATCTGTAGCGTTCTACCCGCTTCAGTTGCGATCTCACCGTTCTTTGTGAATAGTCTATCCCACTGCTTGAATGCTGGAAGGAACTCAGATGAATTATCCTTGTGCAAGTTGATGGCACGTTTTAGGGCTTCATCTTCTACCGCTAGTGAGAAGTTAGTTAGCCTACCTTTGTCTTTACCTTTGTTCAGGTTCTTGACTAACTTTTCAATGACATCATCAAGATCAAAGTCCTCAACATTAATGTCAAAGTCTTTCATTGTCTTGGTAACTTCTGCGTCAGCTATTTCTCTCTGCTGTGCGGTAGAACCTATTTTATTTGCTTTTGCAAAAACCGTGGTTCTAATATTATCGTGGAAATCTTTGAAGTCTTGTCGCCTTGTTTCTCTGATGCGAGTATCATCAGCATTTCTAATAGCAAGTTCCTGTGCGTGTGATATTACATCACCTGCTTCAAGGGCTTCACGCGCTTCTCGCTCTGCCAACATTACTGCATTGACTTCATCAGGAGACAAGTCCTCTTTTAGTGATTTACGTTTAGCTGCTGTCTCTGCCCGAACTTTAGCTTTAGCTTCTGTGTCGAGGTCATCGAGGAGTTTTGCTTTTGTACCACTAAAGGTAGTTACATTGCCATCGGCATCGCCTACTTCCCATTTGTTTTTACCAGCACTTGTAATCTTTACTTGAGTACCATCAGGGTTGGTAACTAGCGTACCGCCTTCAACCTTTTCTTCTTTAATTATTTTAGTAAGTGACTTAGGGTTAAGTGTAGTTCTACCATCAACCATTGTACCGCTAGGGACAACCTTTTCAGGACGAAGCCCTTTTAAACCTCCCGCAGCACCGCCAACAATACCACCTAAGATACCACCAAACAGTAAGCCGCCTCCTGCAAAGGTTGTCCCTA